ATTCAGACATGCCAAGTGCAATCAAAGTTTTATTTGAGCAAACTGGCGTGCCAGGGGTTCATACGCCGGAGCGACCACGGAACCAAAAAGCTGCCACAGCGTTTGCACGAAGCAATGACTACCATAGTGGCGTCATGTGCCTAGAGCATGAATGCGACTGGGATGATTGCGGTTGCTCATGTGAAGAAGATTTTGAATGCCCATTTTGTGGAGAGTGGTCAAGCGGTCTTTTTGAGACGCCAAAAAGTACCGGGTGTAATTCTTGCGGGGCATGGGCCAAAAGCCCAGTTAATTGCATTTCTGACGGGGCCCACATGGGCGGCGGCCTTAACGGGCAAGACTACAATTCTGGAAGAATCATCGTTCAACCTGACGGGAAAGTAAGAAGGCTAACACCGCTTGAATTAGAAAGGCTAATGGGCTTCCCGGACGACTACACAAACATACCAAACGCAAAGGACGGGCCCAGGTACAAAGCCCTAGGCAACAGCATGGCCGTGCCAGTTATGCGCTGGATCGGCGAACGAATCGACAAAGTAGAAAAGGGCGCCGCCCTATGAAAACCGCGAGGCAAATCCTAGCCATGGCACGCCGCACCCGTGCAGAACTGGCCGCACTAAACACCGCACTACCCAGCGACCCAATCGCATATGCCGCAGCTAAAGGCATTCGTATCACGCCACAACAAGCGCAGATTTTAACCGCACTTACAAAGCCGCCTTACAGCGTGCTAGTACGGGCAGCGCACGCCGTTGGCAAAACTTTTATTGCAAGCCTGGCAGCGTCGTGGTTCTATGACAAGCACAACCCTGGGCTAGTGCTAACAACAGCGCCGACCCATATCCAAGTAAGCGACTTGCTATTTAAAGAATTGCGAAACATTCGCCCACGTGACCCGCATTTTTTACCGAAGGCAACCCGCCTTGAAGAATCGCCAAACCACTTTATTCATGGCCTAACAGCAAACAAGGCGGACGCCTTCCAGGGCAGGCACGGCACCGCCTTGATGATTGTGTTCGATGAGGCGGCCGGCGTTGACAAAATTTTCTGGGAACGTGCCAGAACTATGCTATCGGACGGCCCTAGCTATTGTTTTCTTGGCATTTACAACCCGTACGACGTTAGTAGCCCAGCGTATGCAGAGGAAGCCAGCGGCAGGCATACAGTGCTTGAAATGTCGGCGCTTGATCATCCAAACGTAACCAGCCGCAGCAACATCATACCCGGCGCCGTAACCTACGCCCAAGTAGTCGAGCGCCTAGAAAGCGAATGCAAACGCCTTAAGGACGACGAGCCACACCCCTGGAACGCATTCCAATTTGACGGCGTCACATACCTACCCGAAGACCCGTTGTTTGAAATTCAGATTTTAGGCCGCTGGCCTACCAGGGCAATTAATAGCGTATGGGGCGACAGCGCCCTGGCATTGCTATTGCAACCCATAGAAGTACAACCCAATTGGCTTGTTGCAATCGGTTGCGACGTTGCCCGTTTTGGTGATGATCGTACGGTTATGGTAGTGAGGAAGGGCCGTTGCCTTATTGCTATTGAAGCGCATCGAGGTTGGACTATTACGCAAACAGCCCAGCGTTTAAAAGAATTGGCAGCCGAACACGCCACACCAAACCAACCAGCCAGGGCAATTCCCGTCTACATCGATGAAGGCGGACTAGGCGCCGGCGTCGTTGATTGTTGTGGCGCCGGCAATGAGCGCTATACGTTCGTCGGCGTCAACAGCGCAACCGTTTCCAACTGGCCCGGCGACTTCCCAAACCTACGCAGCGAACTTTGGTTTCTATCGGCCGAGTTAGCCAGGGACGGCAACCTATCCATGCAGGCGCTACCACTGGCAGCCCAGCAGCAACTACTTGCAGAACTAAAGGCGCCCGTGTTTGTAGTAGACAACATGAACAGGCGAGTAGTCGAGGCAAAGACGCAAACCAAACGCAGGCTAGGCAAATCGCCCGACCTTGCGGACGCATTCAATTTAGCCTGTTATTTACCGGCTTCCAACGCAGTAGAACGGGTTATAGGTCATTTATAAGAAAGGAGTATTTATGGCAGCTATTACAGTAAAAATCGATTTTAACGGCCCTGGCAATTACAGCTTGGCAGCGGCCGCCGCCGGCGTTACCAAAAAACTTTTAATGGTTAGCGTAACCAACCTGGGCGGTATTACGTTCGACTTCGCAGACAGCGACAACACCCAGCTAACCGGGCCGCTGATATTTTGCGACTTAGGCCAATACGTCACAGCGTTTGGCACGCCCGCCGTGCCACTCGTCGCCGCCGACGCCGGCAAAGGTTTAAACCTACGCATTAGAGACGGCGGCCAGTTAACTGGATTTTGCGTCATAGACGTTGCTTAAAAAACAGGGGCAGCATGAACATTAAACAGGCGCAGGAAAGCACTAATTTTTTTGGTGCATTGCCATTCAGCCCATACGGCACCAGTAGCGACTTGTTCGCCGAACAAGGCCCATATGGTTTTACGGACGGCGGAACCCAAGTTTATCTTGCCCGACGTGACAACCGGCTAACCGGCGAAAGCCTGCCCACCTACATTAACTGGTTCCAGTTAAAAATGATTAGGGACCGCAGCCGCCTAATATGCAAAAACAACGAATACGCAATTGCAGCAGTCAACGCCCACATTTCTTACGTCGTTGGCACCGGGCTTACTTACGTTGCAATGCCCAGGAAGAAAACAGTATCAGAAACCGTAGTGCGACAAGTGCAGGAACTAATTGACCTGTTCAGAGAAGCCGCAGAATTGCCCAATATCGAGGCCGAAACTATAAGGCGGCTACACGTTGACGGTGAATGTTTCATACGTGTTTTCCCGCAAAAAGGCGGCCTAATAGCCTTGCGCTTTATCGAACCCGAATTAGTACGCAGCCCCAGCGACAACACAACTAAACCAGATCATTCATTCGGTATTGAATCAGACCCCGAAGACGCTCAAACCGTTCGAGGCTATTGGGTAATTGAACGCCCATTTGAAAGCCTCACGCCGACCTTGATTGAAGCCGAAAACATTTTGCATTTAAAGTTAAATACCGACTCCAATGCCAAACGTGGACTACCTACGACGTACGCAGTCGAGGGCAATTTTAAATTTTGCGAGGAACTTTTAACCAGCCTTATTACCCTGGCAAAAGCACGGGCAAAGTTTGCAGTTATTCGCAAAGTTAAAGACAGTCCGCCCGACGCCCTGGCAGCGCTATCAGCCACCAGCACCGACGCCACCATTACCGACCCTAACACTAACCAAAGTTCTAACCTAAACCGTTTTGGCTACGGTTCAATTCTTACCAGCAGCGACAATATTGACTATGAGTTTCCCGCAGCTAACCTGGACGCCGGCGGCATGGTAGAAGCGTTGCAGGCAAACTTGCGTGCCATTGCTTCTAGGTACGGCATTACCGAAACGATGATGAGCGCCGACGCATCAAACAACAATTTTGCCAGCGCCCTAGTAGCAGAAGGGCCCGCCCACAGATCATTTAAACGCATGCAGGCAATATTAGGGCAGGCATTCGGGGAGCGCAGACTAAACCCCAACCGCAGTTTAATTTGGCGCCAAATACGTGCAGCCGTGGACCGTGGCATTTTGCCAGCCGAAGTGTTAACCGACGTTACGATTAAATGCGAAGGGCCCAGCCTAGTAACACGGGACACCGACAGAGAAGCAACAACAAACCGCACCTACTTGGAAATGGGAATAAAGAGCAAGCAAACCATTTGCAGCGAACTTGGACTAGACTACGAAACCGAAAGTAAAAATCTTAAGGCCGACCCAGCCCAGCCGCAGCAGCAGCAGCCAGGCGCCGACGGGACACAAGGCCAACCGGCACAGGACGCCGCCGGCGCTGAGGGAGCAGGGGGAGCACCCCAGCCCGACCAACAAGCGCCCACGTTCTAAAGGGACCGCCGTTGCCTGCAACCCATGAACAAATCCTAGCCCATGAACCTCTTGTATTAAAAGTTGCAAGCTTTTACAAAAGCATGTCAACGGCCGAACTTGACGACCTTCAGCAACAAGGTTGGCTTGGCCTAATCAAAGCCGCAAACCATTGGGATGAATCAAAGGGCGTGACGTTTGGCGCCTATGCGGGCCTATGGGTTAAGGGCAGCATCTACCGCTATGTTTTCGGGCGTCGGCCAAGGTGGGAAAACAGCTTCGACCCACTAATAGGCGACGAGCTTGGACTAGACCGCAGGCACGCCGCCGACGATTTAATTAATGACGCCTTGGAATTATTGCCGCCCGACCATGCCCAGGTAATGCGGGAGCGCTATTTCAATAGGGCCAGCATTACCCAGGCAGCACGGGCCACTGGACACACAGCCGGCGACACCATGGCGCTTTATGAACAAGGCATAGAAATGTTAAAAATTTTTACAGATTAGCCAAACACATATGCAGGCGTGTCATTTGTTTGTATGACCAGAATTATCAACATCATGGAAGACGTCATCAAAGGCTTGCCAAAAATGGCCGCCGTTGCCGTCGTGGCACCTAGGAAAAAAACGCCAACCATTCCAGGGTGCAAGATACTTGGCTTCAAAAGCCGCAACAATCGCACCTACACAAAAGAAGCAATACAAGCAGCCGTAAGCAAGTACGAAGGCGTCAAAGTAAATTTAGACCATAACACCGGCACGGACCCCAGGAAGTTTTCAGATCGTTTTGGCCGCATGGTTAATGTTCGCTTCCAACCAGGACAGGGGCTTTTTGGCGACTTGCAATATAACCCAAAGCACCCTCTTGCCGAAGCGTTTCAATGGTGGATTAAAAACGACCATACCGCAATCGGCCTAAGCCATAACGCAACCGCAGAAGTGCAAAACACCGCCGAAGGCGGCGAGATAGTTACAGAGATACGGGACGTTGACAGTGTGGACCTAGTGGCCGACCCAGCAACGACTCGAGGACTTTTTGAAGCCTACAACGAAAGGAACAGGACGATGAACCCCGAAGATGATATGCCAGAAATGGCACCTCCCGCACCAATTAATAGCGACATGGGCGACGCCCCAGTTGATGAAGCAATGGACGAAGGCGACAACTACGCCGAACACCTGGGCAACGCCATCATGGCAATCGTAAACGACGCCGGCCTAAGTGCAGCCGACAAACGCAAGAAAATACTTGGCGCCCTCAAATTGATGGACGACGAAGGCGCAGAGCCCGTAGAAGAAGGCGACGACGAAATGATGGACCCCGCCGCCGGCGACATGCCACCCGTTGAGCCAATTGATGAAAACGAAGACATGGAACCCGTGGAAGAAGGCGACGACGAAGCCGCAGCCATGGAAGCCGCCTTACTAGGCCCCGACGGCGAACCCGGCGGCGATGAAATGCCAATGAAGAAGCCCGCTATGGAGTCGGTTCAAGTTGCAAAACTTAAGGCGCAGTTAGACGCCTACCGTGTGCAGGAAAGCTTGAGAAAAAAACGAGCCCGCCTATTGCGAACTTGCAAAGAGGCAAAAATACCAACCGAAGCAATAACAACCGTATTCGTCACGCAGCTTATGAAGCTGAAAGAATCGGCTTGGCCCAAACTTGTAGCAGACCGCAAGGCCGTAGCAAGAAGAACCATTGTTAAACCAGTCTCTACCAGCGTGGCGGCGACTGATACATATAACCAGTTTTTGAACGAATTGCTAATCAACAGCTAAGAAAGGAAAAGAACCATGTCAAGATATTTATACGGCGAAAACAACCCAGCTAGCGCCCCAGTAGCAACAGCTAGCGCAATTGAGGTAGGCGATATTCTAGGTTATACCTCTGGCAATGTTTATCCTGCAAAAGATGAAACATGGGACACCAACCTAGCCACGACGCAAACTGCATTTGCAACAAAGTTTTTGGGCTTATCTGGCCAGAAAAAACTTGCAAGCGAAGTACGAGTACACGGCAATTCAACCGACAACATCATCAGAGTAGATTGCAGCGGCGTCTTTGAATTTGACGCAGTAAATGCAACCTATGTAATTGGCGATTTTATCGGGCCAGCAAAAGACACTGGGAACGCCCTGTTAAGAGACACCGTAGCAAAAGTAAGTGGTGTAGCCTTGGCCATTGGTCGAGTTATTGAAAACACCACCGGCACTAAAATTAAAGTGCAATTGTTGTCCACATTAAACCCCGTATCTAAGTAATTTAATACCACCGAAAGGAACAGAACCATGTTAGGAAATAAACTTAAGAAGCTTACTGAATCGTATGGCATTACCAAGACTGCAAAGTTTTTGGGCGACGCTATCCGAGATAAAAAAATCAGCAAGCACAACATTAGCATTCGCCAGCTTGCCGAATCTTTTCTAGGCAGCAACTGGGCCGAAAACCTTTACCGTTATAACAGCGGCGTAAGGGTGCAGGAAGCTACCGAAGGCGTAGACGCTTCCAGCTTCACGGCTATTACTGGCCAATTGTTAGTTAACGAAATTAAAGATAAGTTTGAATTAGCTAAACTTATTGGCGACGACGTTTGCGAAACCATTCCAGTAACCAACGGCAACCTAAAAGAACAAAAGGTACCATGGTTATCAAACGTGATTGACTCAGTGGAAAAAGTTGAAGAAGGTATGCCCTACCCGAACACCAGCTTCAGCCCTAACTTCATCGAGTACCCAGCGATTGAAAAAATCGGTCGTATTTGCGCCGTTACCATGGAGGCAATTTACTCCGACCTTACCGGCCAAATTCTTGATTCAGCGGGCAGCGTAGGAACCTATTGCGGCCTAGCACGTGAAGAAAGAATTTTAAAGGTTGTTCTTGGCCTGGTAAATAATCACAAGTGGAATGGCACTAGCTACAACACTTATTTATCAAGCGGCGCATGGGTCAACACCGTAAGCAATTTTGTGCTCAAAGACTGGTCCTCTGTAAATACGCTGGAGCAGTTGTTTGTAGATATGCTTGATCCTAACACGGGCAAGAATATTTTGATCGAGCCCAAACAAATGCTAGTTATGCCAGCTAACCGCTACCGAGCAATAAGGGCATTTTCAGCGACAACAACCAGATCGGGCGACTTTGCCACCAGTGGCAACCCCGATCAAATCGAGGCACCAAACCCACTCGACAAGGATTATCAAATCCTTACCAGCCCTCACGCACGAAGGTTACTTACCGAATCTGGCGTGTCTAAAGCCGTCGCCGACTCGTTCGTATTGCTTGGCGATTTTAAGAAAAGTTTCGTATGGCGTGAAGCGAAACCGCTTACCGTCGTTGAAGCGCCAGCGCAAAACCCACGTGAGTTTGAGCAAGATATTGCCCTGGCCGTTAAAGCTTCGATGATGGGCGTAGCTTGCGTTCGTGACCCCCGTTACGTAGTACGTGGACGTAATGACTAATGGCTAAAAAAACGCCACAATCTGCCCCTGCCAGCGTGCCTAATTCGGACTCATCCACCGAACAGGCACGCATTCAGGCGCCCGCATCAGCGCCGGCGGCAGTCAAATATGAATGCACCATTCGAGACAACCCGACCCTTACCATACCGGCAGCAAGTGCCGATGAGGCAGGGCAAAAATACTTATTGATCCTGGGCATAACAGCCACGGAAAACCCTATTACCGTCGTGGCGCTAACCTAACCGGCGCCCGGCGCTTTTATGTTAAGGCAAGCCATGAAAAAAATTACCAGCGCTCAAAGCGCTTTTATTATTCGTATCATCGTAGAGGCAATGCAATCAACAAAAGCCGCAGGCAAGCGCCTTTTAGAAGCAGGCTTTACGGGACAGAAAAAAGATAAGCTAGGACATACACGTTACTACCAAGACGGCCGCCAAGTAAAAAATCCAAACGCAAAAGAAAAAGCTGACATTCACGCCGCCGCCGGCACACCACTTCCCGCAGGACAGGCACCTTCCCACAACGACGCTGCAACCAGAATAAACGCATTACACAAAGACACCCCGCCTGAGCACGTCGCCGTATTAGCTAACGACCTAATGAATATGAGCGTTGAGGACTTGACCAAGCTGGCCAAGACGCCAGAGCCCAAAGCCGCAACCGCCGGCTTATCAGACAAACATAAGGCCAACTACAAAGCCGCAGTAGACGCCCAAGAAGAAGCCGACAGCCTGGAAGGAAAGATAGAAGCCAGCAACAAAGTTGACGACGTTATTAGGGATATAGCGGACGAAATGGGCATAGACTTTTTTGACGCCTACAACTTACTTGAAAAAGAAAACGACGAGGCCAACCCCGACGAAATAGCAGCAAAAGCCGCCGCCGCAATTAAAGCTAACCCCAGCCACCTAAACGCCTACATCAAAGCCATGAGCAAAATAGACTCATCATTTGGGCATGGCGCTCTTGTTTCTTCAAATGAGTACAAACAAGACGTAATTAATAACTTTGCAAAAAACACAGGTATTTCTTATTACGACGCCGAGGACGCATTAATCCAAGCGCACGACGAAGAAAAAAAAAAGTTTAATGAAATAGCCACCAAACCAAGCCCCGACAAGACACCCACCGCCGCCGCAGATAAACCCGGCTTTACCGGCACCGACTCACAAGGCCGCCAATGGCAAGACGGTAAACTTGTCGCAGCCAAAGACAAACGCACCGGCACGGCAGCCCCCGCCGCCGGCATGAACGCCGACGCCCTGGCACTAGACGCACTAAGATTAAAGGCCAACAAGAAACCGCACAACGCCGCACACCTTACCCCCGACGCAATGGCCAGCTTAAAACAACAAGGCTTTATCGACGCAGCCAACAAGCTTACCAACGACGGCAGGGCGCATTTATATCTTCAGAAGGGCAAAGCCGTTCGCAAGGCAACAGGGCCAACCAAACCACAATCACCAGCAGCCACCGCACCAGAAGCCCCCACAACCAACATGGGCGCCGACGCCGACGCATTAGAAGCGCTACGCCTTAAGAGCAACAAGAAACAACACAACGCCGGCCATATCACACCCGACGCCGTCGCCAGTTTAAAACGCCAAGGCTTTATTGATGAGGGCAACAAACTAACACCCGAAGGCAGATTGCACCTAGCCGCCCAAAAATTCAGCAACGCACCCAAGCCAACCGGCGCACCCAAACCAAAATGGAAACGTGCCGCCCGAAATAAAGAC